ATGTTACGAACGATCGATTCGACCAGCGACGCCTTGAACTCCGCAGGTAGCGTCTCGTAAACACCTTTCGTGATGACCGTTCGCGACGCCTCGACGTTCGAAATGTTCCGAACGATCGAATCGACCAGCGACGCCTTGAATTCCGCCGGTAGCGTCTCGTAAACACCGACCGCAAGAACCGTTCGGGACCCCTCGACGTCCGAAATGTTCCGAACGATCGAATCGACCAGCGACGCCTTGAACTCCGCAGGTAGCGTCTCGTACATTTCTGCAGTGAGAACCATTCGCGATCCCTCGATATCCGACAGTTTTCGAATTACCGAATCGACAAGTGCAGCTTTAAGCTCATGGGGGAGAATTTTATAAAACCCTGCTTTAACCACACGATATCCTTCGATATCCGCTATACGGCGAGTAAGTTCATCGACAAGTTTTATTTTTATTTCATCGGGTAGATTTCTGTATATATCATCGAATATATTTGTACGTCTACCGGTACTTTCGTCTATCAGCCTCCCCTTGGCGTCGTCGATGTAATTTTTAATTTCATCAGGTGCGGGTTTCCTCGTATCATCACCCGGGGCGAGTCGCTGGGACAATTCGTCTATAAGTATTGGTATCAGTTCCATCAAAATGCGGTTTAGTAGGTTTGGGTCGTCATTATTAGAAAATGTTTGATTAGTCGGTGGTAAACTAGGAGTGAATATATCGGTAATCGGTTTGTAAGGAGGATTGACAGGAGGAGGGAGGGTCTCTTCCCCGGCTAAAATTGCACCCAGTTCGCCCGATATTAAAAATCCATAAGCAGCTGTTCCAAAAATTATAAGAATTATAAGGATAATTATCGCCGCTACAGAAAAGCCACTTATTTCTCGTAGAACCATCACTTACTTACTAAAGTTGGTCAAGCTTTTTTTCTACCGACATTATAACATGGTGGATTCTATCCTGATCGCAAAGACTGTCGGTGGGATTGCAGTCGCAGGCGGACTGTTGCTCCTAATTTATATGGCAATTTCGTATCTGGTGGGTGTGATCATCAAGTACCAGAGTAGCCGGTCGGATCCCGGGTCCATGTGGTACAGATTTCCGAAATGGCTTTTCCCCCATGACAAGATTCACGACTGGGTTGGATACCCGGCAACCTTCTCGGTTGCCGAAAACCAAATGGTCACGACGGCCACTTTTATGAAAGAGTTTTCTAATGTAACACCAGCCGAGTGTATGCTCGCGTGTGCCGGCACAACCAACTGTGTCGGGTTCATCCAGCAGAGAAAAGCAACCGGAAACAATTGTACACTGGTATCTTTCATGGATGGTCTAGTGCCGTCGACATCCAATTCAATTTATATTGTCGATGGCCTGACGGATATTCTCAAGTACGAAAAGTACGATCTCAAGGTTCCGGCCGAACCTGCCGCGATCCCTATAACCTCTATCGTCGTACCGACTCTGAGTAATTTGGCTACGGTAACAACAACGACGGTCCACCCTTTTACGTCAGGTCAGGTAATAAAGATAGCCGGTAACCCGGCAGTAAATGGATCCAATGCTGTTACTGTACTCGATTCGAGTCGTTTCACGTTTCCGTACGCCACACCGGTCGACATCAGCAGTGTCGGTGGTACGGCCACGCTCGTCATGTCCTCCCTGTCCCCGTGGTCCCACGCGACAGATACGGCCGCCGAGTCAAATTGTATTTCTCACGGGGAATGTACCGGATTTTCATTTAATCCGGTCGGTGGCGCGAATAACTATACACCATATACGGTCGATCTCGAACCTGATAAGTTTGTCGCGTCGACAACCAGTAATACATATGTGCTCGCGGCGAGTACATTTACAAAATCTAGTTTGGAGTATTATTAGACTTTTTGGAATTCATGAATTTAAGAATCAGACCCACTATGACCAGAAACAAAATTACACCGATAACTATCGCTATGATTGTTCCAATTTTTCCGGCCAGCCCACCGGTCGCTTTATTTACGATGTCGGCGAGTCCACCCGCGGCATCACTCACTGACTGATTGAGTTGGTCGTCGTATGATGTGTGTATATACCCATCACCTTTATCAGTCAGACTAATCTGGGACGAATCTGTCAATTTAGATTCGACTATAAATACATTGTCACTCTTGACCCGGACGACTGTAACATCTGTGCCGTCAAGTTTTTCAAGTCCTGTGTTTTTCCATTCAATTTTATCACCTTCAAGTACTTTAACTTCTTCGGCGATTCCACCCGGATGACCAACCTCGATAAGTTCCCATGTAACCTCGAGTGTTGTTACAGTCGGGGCGACACTCTGAATCAGGTTTGTGAATAACCCTGGTACATTTGGTGATATCGTTTGCTCGGCAGTAATTTTTGTAAACTTGATATGAGCACCGTCCGATGCGATAAATCCAGCAAGGGCTGCAGCTATGAGAGCTGTAGCCGCGGCGGCAGTAAGTCCCAGTGCAGCGAGGGTAGCCATGTTACCAGCACTTCCAGCCTTTTCAGCCTTATCGTTAGCTTCTTTTTCGCGGGCAGCTTTTTGTTCAGGTGTTTCCGCGTGATCTTTATTCTGGGGTGGTCCGATATCAGTTTTCTCTCCTGGGCGTGGATTACTCGGAGCTGACGTCTGATTACTACTAGGTGTTGTCGATGCTGGCGGCGTACGACCAGTCGGTGTCGGTGTTGTTGGATGCGCTATTCCGCCCGTGCTGGTCGGCGGTGTACGTGTTACCGTCCCACCTCCGTAGGATGGAGTGCTTCCACCACCCGATGATGTTCCGCCAGTAGGCCTGCGTACTATGTTCTCTATGCGGGGCATGATAACATCCGCGACCGTCTCCATCATTTCTTTGATGGGCGTAGATGAGTCCTCGTCTATGGATGAAAAAGCCGAGTCATCGTTCGGTGCGATATCACCCATGTTCTAATGTACGTATATAAAAATGTTGTACCAGGCTGTGATTCGGACACCCTGGTATGACATCGGTGGTCGCAAGTATCTTGATCTCGAATTTGAAGGACTTGTCCGTACCGTAAAAGTACCGTTCCGGTACCGGCGTGTCATGTGTCACGTCGAAGGCCTCGTGCCCATACAGGAAATGCCTGTCGGTTCAGTACTAGATTGTATACTTGAGCGCAAAGTCTGGAACGGTGAAACATTTTGGGTTCTTCACAGCGTCACAACCTGTCGGTTACCGACCCGGATGGTCGTATCGACGTGACCGGGCAGCGGGTCTGTAAAGTTCCAGTCAGTCGGCACACTGTGCAAAAGCATCCAGGACGGATCAATGGTGACACCGTCCACGTACTGTGCGCCGGTCGGCACGAGAGACTCCATGGTCCGGCCGCACGTCAGCGTCTGGAGGTCGGACGACATCATCATGGCGCCAGTCACGTCGTGTGGGCTCTCGAGCATCTTGAATACGTCGTCCGGCTTGAACATGGCGTTCGGGTCGATACACATGTACGCGTCGAACTTCTCTTCGCCGCACATTTCGAAACACTCGCGGCGGGTCGGTTTCTGTGACACCATGACCGCGTGGCCGCGCTGAGCACACTTGAGTACCAGATCGGTCCAGACCATCAGGAAATAGCTCGAATACGTATCACCCGGAAGGATAAAACACAGACGCATTTTATATTGAAGTGCCGGATGTCTCTAACCCGCTCAGGGTACGTTACGGCGCCGAGTCCCGAGCTCCGCAAAGAACTTACGGTACGGGCGATCGAAAATGCACTCGGGCTCCGTCCGCCGTCATTCAAGGTGTTTCGCGAAACGTCGAAGCACCTGTGCGTTCCGAGATTTTTTGGCGAAGAGCGGCTCGGGCCGGCTACGCGCGACCTACGACCTGAACCCGTCGCGATTGACATACAATTTACGGGCCGGCTTCGCGACTACCAACAGACCGCCCTGGACAAGTACAAGGGTCAGGGTGTTCTGTCGCTCGATACCGGGATGGGCAAAACAGCAACCGGACTTGCGATCGCGTGTCATATGAAAACCCGGACGCTCATCATCGTCCACAAAGAGTTTTTGGCCAATCAGTGGATCGAACGTATCGGTCAATTCTGCCCGGGTGCTACCGTCGGTCGTGTTCAGGGTGACGTGTGCGACCTCGACCACCCGTTCGTCATCGGGATGATTCAGACACTCTGTATGCGTAGTCACCCCCTCGGAACATTTGATTCGATCGGGATGGTCATCGTCGACGAGGCGCATCATGTCGGCGCGCCAGCCTTTTCGCAGGCTATGTTTACCATGTGTCCCCGGTACACACTCGGGCTCACGGCGACGCCAGACCGGAAAGACGGTCTGACCCGGGTTCTGTATTGGTTTCTGGGCTCGTGTTTCTTTGAGCTTCACCGTGAGGCGTCGAAAAATGTTCGGGTTTTCAGGACGGCATTCATGTGTCCCGAATATGTACAGCCGCCACCCGTATCCCGAATCGGCAAAGTGTGTCTGGCCTCGATGGTGAATATCATCGTCGATATTCCCGACCGGAACGAACTCATTCTCGATATTCTCAGGGACGTCTCCGTGAATCACCATACGTTGGTTCTGACGGACCGCCGGGCCCACTGTGAATACCTCCTGGCCCAAATCGGCACAGAACGTGCCGGTCTGTACATGGGCGGAATGAAACAGGCCGATCTCGACGTATCGGCCCGTAAACGTATCGTCATCGGTACGTTCTCACTTGCGCACGAAGGACTGGACATCGCAACCCTGAGTGCCATCGTACTCGCGACGCCACACTCCGATGTTCGCCAGGCCGTCGGGCGTATTCTCAGAACAGAAGGACCAAAGGTCGTGTACGACATTGTCGATACATGGAGTGTAATGAACGCCATGTATCGCAAACGACTCGCTATTTATACAGCCAGCGGGTTCCAGACCGAACGAGAGGAACCCCCGCCCGCGTCAACATTCCCAAAAGGGAAATGTCTACTGACACTAGAGGATGGCTAGAGATGCTGTGTACGTGCTCGTAGCACTTGCACTGTGCGCTTGTATCGTTGTCGCGGTCGATCTCGTTCGCCGTCAAACGCTCCCGAAACCTCCGCCTCGTATTTCTATGCTCGAACTCAAAGAATTTGCGGAACTTCCGGGTGAATTTCGCTCAGCGCTGAAGAAAATGATGCCCGACCCAGTAACGATTCGCCAACAGTGGAAAAAAATGACCATCGATCAGCGTCGCGGTCTGATTCAACAAATGACGGGTGGTATGCTTCCTCGGCCTAAAGGGTGCCAGAACGCCCCGCCTCCGCCGCCTCCCACGAAAGAAGAGGCCCCGCCGCCACCGCCTCCTCCGCCCATGAAAAAAGGGTTCCTATTGAAGAACGACAAGAAGAAAAATCCCAAAAATAAAGAAAATGATGAGGTAGTTACACTCGGTACTGTCAAGTCCACTGTGACTGTTATCGAAGAAGGGGCTGAGGAGACCGACGGGCTCGCGTCGAACGACGGGGACACTACGTTTCTGGGGAGCGATGATTAAAGATTCGTCGTCGAGACCAAACGGCGCGTACGCCACACCCATGATTTACACATAGAACTTTTTATAGCACAACCTCCTTCTTCTTCTGGGCCGACTTTTTACGACCACCACCCTTTACGTTAACTTCGCGGGTATCGGATCCCATGTCGACCGATACAATGTCCGATACGGCATCATCGTCCTCGACCATCGGGCGTGGTGCCGGCTCGCGCGTCTGCATCGCCGGCGGCGGACCCATCATACCGAACAGGGCTGACATGTCCATGCCCGGGCCGCGCATCTCGCGTCGACCGTCGACGGATGCCGGCGGCGGTCCGGACGGCTGCGCCTGCTGCTGCGTACGCTGGACCGCATCCATCATGTTCTTGACCAGGTCCGGATTCTGTTTCAGCACCTTGCCCATATCGGGCATCGCCGCCTTGAACATACTGTTCGTCAGGTGGAACATCATCGCCGAGCCGCCAACCATCATAATCAGCTTCACCTCCGGGGCGACATTCACCTTCGTGTTATATTTCTGGTAAAGCTCCTCGAAAACAGTATCGTAATCCTCCTGGTTCTCCATGACGCTCTCGGACCATCCCTCGAGCTGGAGATCGAACGGATCAAATTTCTTATTCAGAAACTCGAGACCGGTGACGCACGCGACGAGCATACGACGCTGGAACCGAATGGCCCGATCGACCTCGATCGCATACGTCAGACGCTTGTACTCCGTGCGAATCTCCTCAATGTCACTGTAGGCCGTCAGACGAGACGACGTGTGCATACCCTTCTTGGCGAAGCGTGCAATTTTGTTCAGTAGGTCAGCCTTCTCGTCCTCGATCGTTTTGTAGCCTTCGCTCGGACCGGCGTCTCCTCCGCCACCCCCCTGGTGGTGCTGCTGCTCGCCACCACCCTGTGGCTCATCGTCATCCTGGACGTCGTCGCCGCCGTCCCACATTTCAGGCATGGGTGGTGGCTGTACGGCACTCTTTCCCGGATTCATGAATGCGTCCAGGCCAGGCTCACCCTGTGAAAATGTCTGAACGGGCGGCGGGCGACGAACAGCCCCAAACGGGCGAGACTGAACAGGCGGGCGGCGAACCGGGACGGTCTTCTTCTCCGGCGGCTCGAACGAAATCTCATCCATCAGGCGGCGCTCATCGTCATTCAGGTTCAGGGTCATACCGGAATCATTGACACTCAAGTCCATTGACTTTCTTAAAGAAAGGAAGTTGTTGGCTTTAACGCGCGATCAGAAAAATCTTCTCGACACACTAATAACTATGAAGGTATCTAAGATTGTTGTCATTGTCCTCCTGCTCATCATTCTGTACCAGGTTTCTTTCCCGCGCGTCAGCGGCTATGCCGACCTGGCGATCAAGACGTCGCGCGGCGAGCCGTCCGGTCTGTTCAAGCTGAAGAATGGCCTCAAGGCTACCGTGAGTGGCTTCAACCCCAACTCGGCCTACTACAGCAAGGACCTAACTCCGGGTGGTCTCGAGGGCGACATGGATTTCGTCCGCGGTCAGCAGCGCGACTATACCATCGAGCGTGGCATCGGTGGCTCCATACTGGGTGCATAAACTTCAAGAACGTCCCGAATAACAGGATGGCGAACAACGTCCGATTCATCAAAACGAATGTGTTGAATGGAAAGCTTTGGTGACTTTTCAAGTCGGTCAGTAAAATCAATGAGCCCGTTGCGCTCAAAACCACGGTCGTGCTGGGCAGGGTCCCCGGTAATGACCAACTTTGAATCGTTTCCAATGCGTGTCATGACCATACGCATTTGACTCGGTGTCGCATTCTGCATTTCGTCGGCGATGATCCAGGAGTTGTCGAACGTGCGGCCGCGCATATACGCCAGGGGGCAAACCTCGACGATTCCGTCGGTCGTCATACGCAAAAGGTCCCGCGGCGTATAGAATTTACGAAGGGCGTCAAATACTGGCCGGGTCCACGGATCCATCTTCTGTTCGAGCGTCCCGGGTAGAAAACCGTGCTGCTCGTCGACACTCACAGCCGGGCGAGTGATGATGAGACGCTGGACGCGACCCTTGGCGAGTGCCTCGGCGCCGACGTGACACGCCACGAGCGTCTTCCCGGTTCCGGCCGGGCCGGACGCAAAGACAATCGGGGGACGGGGTGCCTTGAGTAGGTCGATGAACAGACGCTGGTTGACAGTACGGGGAAGCATCGCCATCTGTCTGTCCGGCGCGTCAATTGCTTATGGCTATGGTGCGCCACCAAGGTATGTTTGCAAAGTGGCGTACGCCACACGGACCGGGGACCCATGTTCTCATGGATGGCGGAATTCTGGACGTTCCGCTCGGTGATACCGACGCATTCTACGTGGCTTATGTAGCAGCCGTCCGACAAAATCGGCGCGTCTATGTCGTCGAACAAAAGACGGACGTGTTTCGATTCTTCGTCGATCTGGATTACAAAGCACCCGAGCCGCTCGACGAGAGTGTTCTCATGGATGTGCTCCAGAAGATGTGCGACGTCGTACCGGGTCGGTGTCTCGTTGCGCGCGCGCCCCAGCGTCTGGTCGAAGGCGGGCTCGTCAAGTGCGGCGTCCACATTCATTGGCCGGACGCGAACGTGACGCGCCAAGAAGCGCTCGCGTACCGGACCCGAATTCTCATGGAACTCGACGGACCCGAATGGTCCGAATTTATCGACGCGAGTGTATACGGCGGAAGCGGGCTCCGTATGCTCTGGTCGCACAAAAAACCGGTCGGCGACCCGTACGTCCCGTGGGAACCCGGTACGCCCGACCCGGTTCCGGACCTCGAAACGCTTCGGCTGTTTTCGATCCGGACGGCCGAAAGTCGACCGACGACACTCGACACGGGGTCGCACGACGCACTCGAACACTATATCCAAAAGTATATTCCGGGGTACGAACGCGCGAGGGTCAAACGGGTTGGCCAAAAGGGACAGTCCAAATGGATCCAGACCGATTCACGCTTTTGTGCGAATATAGGCGCCGAACACAAATCAAATCACGTTTGGTTTTCGGTCTACGGTGATTGTATCCGACAGATGTGTCACGACGCCGATACGTGTCAGGGGTACGAAGGCCGGGAGTACATACTTTCTCCGAGTATAGTAGATGTACCAGTTGTTGATACTCGTGGCGATCCTATTTGTAGTCTTCTACCCGACCATTGGTTACCCGAAGGTTTTAGCGGCTCGGTACACCCGGTTGGTACACCCGTACGCGGGTCTGGACCCACCAACGTGGCACGAGTTCAAACAAAACATAAGAGCATTCGAGGCCGAGGAGGACGTGGCCGTGGCCGCACGGTCCCTGTATGCCGCGATGGAGAATATTCGTGATCTCGGTCTTTCGGTCCAACGCTCGGACGATACGCACATTCAGGAAGAGCTTGCGGGCATCGCAGCCCGTCTCGGAATAGACGGCGAATACGAACTGTACACCGGTGCAAAGAAGAAGGGCTACTACTTCTTCCCACGTTACTTAAACGAAATGGACAATAACCAGGTAGTAAATGCCGCGTCGCTCGAGCGAGGAGGCACAGTCGGCGACGCCGGAACCCACTTCCCGGACCCCAAATCCCACGGCCAGTAGAACCCGATCGGGCCGGGTCGTCAAGGCACCCGAGCGATACACGCCCGTTGAAGTGTGCGATGACGATTTTACCGAAGCTGATTACGATTCTGACCCCGATATCAGTGATGTTTCGTCAGAGGCGTCGTACGACTCTGAAGAAGTATCAAGTGAATCAGATGCCGACGAGAATGGCAATCTTGATGGATTTGTCGTCGAAGATAAAAGTGACGACAGTGATATAGAGAAAGAGGATGTTTCAACCCCCTCCGGAACCGACGTCGACGACGACGACGCGTGAAATTGAAGAAGAAGACTATTTTCATCCACAGTCGCCGTACATGATGGCGCCGCCGCCTCCGCAGCCGGCGCCTCGCTCCGAAGGTATGCTTGACGGTATTTCAAAAAGTGTACTCATACTTATTTTTGTTGCATTTATTTTTGGGCTTATGCTCGGTAAATCACTCACACCGATTGTCCTAAAGGGCTAACGTCGCCGACGGTATATACTCATCGGTCGTGCGTCCCGAAAGAGGATCTTCGGACGGTATCACAGTCATCGGTGCCATGCCGGCACTCGATTCTATTCCTGCAAAATCACCCATGTCCGTACCGGCATAGGCATTCGATTGAAACTTGTCCGATAAAGGGTGTTCACGCATGTTGAGCCAGCCGCTCGCATCCCTGAACACTTCTGATTGTGAATCGAGCGGCTGGGCAACCGGGTCTACGAAAGGTAGAACGGTATCTTTGTCGCGCGGCGGTGCATAGCAGCTCGTTGATGATTGGCGCGAAAGATTATACGCCACGACGAGAAACAATATAATTAGGCCTATGTAAAATAGATTCAACATGTCTCCTCCTCTGGTATGACCTGAGAAGAAATCCGACGCTGCTGGATCTCAGCCTCGATGCGAATATCCGCCTTGGCGACGAGCTCAGCCATGCTCGCCTCCGGAAACTCCTTCTTGAGGTCGTCGAGAAGATCGGCCGGGTGAGAAATCGGGGGTACGTCCGGCTTGGTATAGTACTTGGAGTTCTCGTCTCCGGGCTCGATGTACGGCGTGTCGCTGCCCTCGATAGGCTTGGCCATCATGTCGCGCTTACGCTTCTCGAAATGGGATGAAGCCTCGCGCTGGTTCTGGCGGTACTTGGACATAATCTCCTCGAGCTTCTCGTTCTGGTAGTGTGTGTCCTCAATCTGGTCACGGTCCGGCGGAATCAGGAGCCACTTGTACATGTCGACGACGTAAATGTCGACGAGCGAATCCTCCTTCTGGAGGCGCTTGGCGTGACTGGCCGCCTCCTCCTTCGTCTGAAAGCATCCACGAATCTTGAGACCGAGCTTCTCGTTCTTCTGGGGCATATCCGGTCCGACGATCGAGATGAGCGCAAAAATCTGACCAGGCACAGTCAGGAAATCCTGCTCGAGTGACGCCATATAAACATAGGGCGCACTATTATTTTAAGTAAATGGACGCGCTCCGCAAAGAACACAACAGGTACAAGAGTGCACTGATTGAGAGGTGTGTCACCCGTCCCGGCCTAACGGTCATTGATTGTGGGTGCGGTCGTGGCGGCGACTGGCTCAAGTGGAAAAAGGTTCGGGCACACGTGACTGCTGTGGACCCAGACCCCGAATCGCTCCAAGAGGCGGTCCGGCGTGCGAACGTCCACGGTGTACGATCGGTCTGTATTCACGAAGGCGATATCCGCCATGTCACGTCTGGTGTGTTCGACGCCGTGTGTTACAACTTTTCGATTCATTATATCCGGGACACGCTCGATGAATCCGTGCGCGCCATAGCACGGCGTACAAAGCTCGGCGGCATACTGTTTGGTATCACACCGGACGCAGATCGGATCGCTTCGTTTGTATCACCGGACGCGCTCGGAAACAGTGTTACGCCCGACGGACCGGATCACGCACTCGTCAGTCTGGTCGACGGCCCGTTCTACAACGGACAGGCGCGTCGCGAACCGCTCGTCACACGGGACATACTCGTGCACGCCTTGGCCCGATGGTTTGTGCTCATCGAATGGTCCCCCATGTGTCCCGTGCCGACAGGCCTGGTGTCAGACATTTATTCGACATTTGTCTTCAGGCGGAAAAATGTACCACCTTAGTAGATGATTACGTTGTTTGTGTTGTTACTTTTACTCATCGTCGTGATCGCAACCTTGTCTGAACAACGTATGCTCACGGAACTCAAAGGCCGGTACAATATACTCGTCCGGCACCTACAAGACGTCGACGGTATCGACGAACGGTTCAAGTGTCTGCGTCACCGCCGACCGATAATAACCGGTATCGATACGTCCCGGATGAACAAGGGCACTATAGGCTATAACGTAAACAAGGGGTACGAAATTTACATCTGCATGGACAAAGAAAATGTAAATGCCGCGATGCACGTTCTGATACACGAACTTGCACACATAACTGTCGCCGAGTACGATCACACTGAGGCGTTCTGGCAAAGCTTTAAAGACCTTCGGACGTTGTGTATTAACCTAGGTATATATACGATGAATGAAAAACAAGCTTATTGTGGCGGCGAGATTCACGACTGATTCTCGAGAACGCGACCGGCAAAGAAGAAGATGGCCGCGGCGATCAGTGCCGTGACAAGCATACCGGTCAGAGAAAGGTCGCCGTGCTCGCCGAGGAACTTTGGTACGACGTCCGCGAGTTTGGACTGGACGGGCTTGGAAAAAGCGGCGACGGCGGCGATACCAGCAACCACCGCCTGAAACTGCTCCCGGGTCAGACCGAACGGGATACCGTTTGCGCCTTTTTTGGGCTCGGCCTGGATAACACCGGCACTCAGCCCCACGACGCGATCGTTCGTCGGAGATTTATACGGACCGTTCAGACCAGGTGTGTCATCAGAGTCAAACGCGGCCGAAGGCATAACGTCCTGGATCGGCGTCGAAAAGTCCATTTCTATTGGGTCAGAGTTTTTTTCCTGTAGAAAATCGAGCGGCGACGATCCCAGATCGGGTGGTGGCGCCGGCGGCTGATCATCGATCGTCGGAATGTATTGCATGATGCTCGGTGACCCGTTCCCAAACTCGAGATTCTCGATCAGCGTCATCCCTACAGGTACAGGGAGAACTCTTTCGCGTTCAGCCCAACGCACAAAAATGTATGCCCACAGTATATAATGGGATACGATCCCGTTGTCGCCCCGGCACCCGAGCCGGAACTCGAAACCGAAGATGATATCGTAGATGACGGCGACGATGTACCCGTCCGGCGCTCAGCCGCCCTGATCGAAGAGGCGCTCAATGCGTCACTGGTACCGGAGCCGGAGCCGGAGCCGGAGCCGGAGCCGGAGCCGGAGCCGGAGCCGGAGCCGGAGCCGGAGCCGGAGCCGGAGCCGGAGCCGGAGCCGGAGCCGGAGCCGGAGCCCGAGCCCGAGCCCGAGCCGGAGCCGGCCCTTTTCACTGCACCTTCTTCACGGTAACTCCACCCGCACCCTTCTTTTTGACCGGAGTCGCCCCAGAAGGTTGGCCGGTGATGACGTGCTTGGGGTTATAATTCTTTTGGTGGTATTGCCACATAGCCTCGGATCCGATCCGGAACCCTTTACGGATCGGCGCCTTGTAATGGAAGACGCAATCCTCAATCCTGTTCGATTTACTCGTGTTATCCAGGACGAGACACTCGTAGTTTTCAGTGCACGCATTCATAACCTGGCAAAACATATCGAATGTCGGAAAAACACCAAAGAATGATTTATAAAGACGTTCGCGGTTCTGGATCACATTTTCGCGCATCACAAAAACGTAATCGACATTGGCGCGCAGGTCAGGACTCAGGTCCATACAGTACTGCATAGTCAGTGCAAAAAATATCTTCCAATGACGTCCGTTCATGAAACATTGTCTGATACACGTGTCTTTCATGAACGCCTTGTCGTACATACAGTCGTCCATAAGCAAAAAAGCACCCGATTTCCCACCAGCGCCAACCAGACGTCGCTGGCGCTCCAAAACCTTTTCGATCGCGTCGCGGTTATAGTCGCCGTAGATGAACAGGTCCGGTACAAACTGTTTATAGTAGTGGTTTCCGTCCTCGGTACCGGACATGACGATGCCGACCGGAATGTGTCTCTTGTGATACATGATATCGGTCACAAGAGTCGATTTACCGGTTCCGCGTTTGCCTATGAACACACACACCTTATCGTCGGCGATCCGACTCGGATCAAACTTACGAAGCTGTAAGCTTGACATCTACTCTAGTGTGCCTAAAATTGGTCAGAACAAAAAACGCGTCACCTGGTAGGAAGCACCCAGCATGTCTGGTGCTCAGATTCAAATTGAATCCGGCGGTACATTCACCCGAGACCCAGCGTATACTCTGTTTTCGCGCGCGTACGAAACGCACGAGACATACCTCGCCGAATCGATCGAGATTCCTTTTGACCGATCGAGGCCCGAATTCGGCGGAACGGTATCCGCGCGCCTGCCGCCCAAAGGTGACATCGTCCGGCGTATCACGGTCCGGTCTACGCTCCCTGAATTGTACACGCCGCTCGGTCCGGGGTACGTCTACCCTTCTTATTCCGACCAGGTTGACGGAGCAATTTTTGTACTCACCTCGTCGTATGTACTTGCGATTCAGCCCGGTGATTTTGTAGGGTACTTTAACACCCAGTACATCAATTTCTGGGCGACAAACTATACCGGGTACGCGATCACGGTTGCGTATAATTCAGTCGCAAACAAGTTTGTTTTTTCTTCCGGTACATATTCGTCAATCATTTTTAGAAACGATTCGAGTGGTGTTTTTTGGGGATTTGATCCACGTGTGTTTGATTTCGTCACACCGGACGGCTACAAAGGGTACCGGCTCACCGGTGGTACGCTTACGGCGCCTTTGACACTGGTACAGGCTGGCTGGATTCGTGGGTTTACACCACCACCGCCAACCGGGTTTTCGTACAAGGATTCGGTCGCGTGTCGACTCATAAAAAGCGCGACCCTTTCGATCGGCGGCCAGACGATCGATCGGCTGACGAGCGAACGACTCATCATCGAGGACGACCTCGGGGTGCCGTACGAGAACCAAGCCGCCTTGACGATTCTGGAAGGCAAAAATGACCCGTCCGGTGTGTACGTCCCGCGCGAATACTACACACGCCTGACATTCAACGTGGATCAACTCCCAGTGACCCAAATGTACCGGAACGACATAAGAGTCGACCTCGAGTACGAAAAGTTTGAAAATTTACCTTCGGTGCCAATCACAACAACTGGGTTTTTTGACGCGGGTGCATGGGCCGTATCTAATATATGCGCGCTGACAAACACACCTGGGTACGACACGGCGTCAGGTGTCGGGTATAAAAATTATATAGTACTAGGTCCGTTGACAGATACATCTTTCAGAATTTATAATCAGGTTACTAATATTTTTTATACATGGACGCCGCCAAATGCACCAGCGACTGTTTCTACGATGAGACCCCTGGTTGCGGGTAATTTTATTTATTTATACTCGACTTCTTATTTAATACGAGCTTCTCTTACGGCTATTCTATCAAATCCCGTGACACCGTGGACATATTCGACTTATTCTCCACTGAGCGGCGTACCGGCTAATGTTTACGGCGGAGGAAACAATAAAATATGCGATATAGCCGCAGATGCCCGATACGTCTATGCGTACTACGACGCTAACTACTACACAATAGGCGGGTACCAAACAGCTCTCGCTTCAAGTTCTCTGGCGGGCGATAATCACACATGGTCACTTACGATCTATGTATATAAAGCAACATATCCGTTGTCGTCTACGGCCAATACGGCTTTTGTAAATTTCTTTTCGACATACGGGCCGGCATATTCATCATATACTATAACACAAACTGCGTTGACACCTACCAGTGTACAGTTTGTGTGGTCGGCATATTACACCGCCGCGCAAACATCCGGCCCGCAGAATACACCTAGTTACACTGCGTGGGGCAATAGATTCATGATGCGGTACGATACTTTTGCTGATATAAATGTAGACGGTTCGTACACATATCCGGTGGTCAATTTATATATATATCCTGCGTCGACGAACCCGCTTAGTATAAAAGATGCATTCCCTGGCCAATTTGTTTTGTTGTCAATTCCGGATAATAGTTATCTTCGACTCCCGTTCGACGGCCGATACTTGTATACCGGTCTACTCGGACCGGTTATTATTAAATACGATACACAAAACTTTCTAACAAATTCGTACACGCAAATAAATTCAATTCCATTTCCTGTCGAGACGACCAGCGGAGGTGTATGGCAAACCGATGGCAAATATGTGTACGTGGGTGGATTTTATAACAGTCCGACATCTAAATGGGTATTCACTCGATATGACAGTAATACTTGGGAATATTTTTACGGAACGACGTTGCCGACTCGAGGCTCTACACAGACTTCCTACCCAATTGGATTTGATGGTAAATATGTATACTTTGCAGACGGCGACGGCTTCACGGACCCGGGCAGAAGGTATGTAATTTATACATACGATACGACTCTTCCTTTCACTGACGTAAACTCGTGGAAATGGCTCGATTTTAGAACCGATGATTCCGTTCGAACTTCACAGGGTACTACATTTACGAAACCTCTATTTACCGGAACATCTGGCTATGCCCCACTCCAAGGAACACTCGCGGTCGCTGGATCTAGATATATTTATTTTTTTGAAATAGACGGAAGAAATTATGGTACGCAGCCTAATTTTATAACATTCGATCCACTGAGTATGACACCGTCACTCAGTTCGTCCCTGATTATCAAGTACGAAAAGTACGAAAAACCACCGGCTGTGCCCAAAATGCTCTACGGTCAGACGGACCTGAATACGTTTACGATGCGCGCCGGGCGGAAACAAGATCAGTTTCGACTCGGGTTCCAGGGTCCGGTTCGTGAATTTTGGGTCACCGTGGACGTCCCCGGAACAGTGGCCAGAGTTCGTCTTCTGCTCAACGGCGAAGTTATCGTCGACGACGACCAGGTGACAACCAGTGTCATCCGGGCATTCGAACATCACACAGCCACGCCTTCTTCCTCGTCGAACGTATGTACGTACAGTTTCGCGATCGAGCCTGAAAAACTTGCACCGTCCGGAACCGTCAACTTTTCACGCATAGCGAGTCCGATGCTCGAGGTCACGTTGGCCAGTGCCCCCGTGACAGACCTTTACGTACGTGTGTACGCCAAGATATTCAATGTTCTGACGAATCAGAATGGGCTCGGCGGACTCCTTTTTAATTCTGCACTGTAAGTAGAAATGGAGCCACCGGCCCAATTTGCCAACCAGACAATCCGTCTACAATTTCCAAAAGATGTTCACTGGGGCGACGACATCACAGTATGGATCGCCAAGGCGGGTGACCTGGCCCGGACAATGTACCTTCGGGTCATGTGGCCGACGGACGCGCCGACGACCGTTCAGCCGTCGGCCGGTACGGCTATGATCGACCGGATCGAACTTTTGTACAAGGACCAGCTCGTCGAACGGATCTACGGCGAAAACTTGTACATGCTCGGTGACCTCACCGTGACCCAAGGGAAACAGGCCGCTTTGGGCAATATGGTCGGGACGAACACGACGAGTAATCTCGTGTCGTATCACATCCCGCTCGTATTTTCGATTCTCAAGAAAGGCTTACCGCTCTGTGCCCTCGACGAACCACCCAAATTGCGTGTCGTATTCCAGCCTTCGTCGTATTTTACGACGGCCGTGTACACGAAACCGATCCAGGTTGATCTCTTTGTCGACTATGTCTATGTGACCGGGGCCGAACGAGAATATATGCGCAGCCGCGAACTCATCTACGTGACACAAAGTTTCCAACGTGTACAATTTAGAGTTCCGGCGATGACACAAGCACCCGTTCAATTCTTGTCCGAGTTTGTGAACGACGTCAAAGAACTCTTTTGGGTCATTCAGAGCGATGCATCCTCGAACGTGTATGATTATGGCACGACGGACCATCTCGTGGATTTACGCCTGATCCTGAATGGCCAGGACCGTATCACACCCGATTACGCAACGGCCCAGTACCTTCGGGTCGTCCAGGGGCTCCAAAGTCACACACGTGTACCGGACGGTCGGTACTATATGTATTCGTTCGCACTCGAGCCCGAGAATGATACCCCGACCGGCGAACTTAACATGACCAACATTGCGCGCCAACAACATACGCTCACGCTATCACTCCACATTTATCCGAGAAGTATACGCGTGTACGCCCTGTCGTACAATATTTTCAGTGTATCGAAGGGCGACGGCCGGAGTATGTATACCATCCAAGAAGCCGGTATGCAAAACAAGTCGGTCGTCGATGCCGTACCGGCTCAAGTTGGAAACTTCGTCGCTACGGTACAATCACCGACGCAAGTGAATTTGGCTTGGACGCCGACCGGCGCGTCGTATTATATCGCGTCGGTGCCGTCTACTACGAGTTACACCATAGCGCCATCTGGTACGTTCTCGTTTACGGGTCTCAGTCCGGCGACCACTTACACATTTACGATATCGCCCATAAATAAAGGAAGTATAGGTCTGCCGGCTATATCAAATACGGTCAAGACATACGCCGACATACCACAAGTCACTGGCTTTTTAGGATACAATCCGACTATAATCACGGTCGACCTAATATGGGATCCCGACCTACTGAATAAGACGACACTCTATTCCGTCACGTCGAACCCCCCATCGTCAACGCCTACACAAACATCGACGATCGCTTCCATGACTTTCACGGGTTTAATACCCTTGACGTCATACACATTTACGATCACACCGTCGAATGCACTTGGCGACGGACCATCGACAACTTCCAGTCCCGTAACCACCCTTTCTATCATTCCAGAAGCCGTTTCGGTACTGACACCGAGTAATCCGACTCGAACTACAATGTACCTCGAGTGGCTCCCGGTACTCTATGCGACTTTGTATTCCATCACGTCGAATCCCTCATCTACTACTCCTACACAGACCACGACGAATGCCGGTACATTTACTTTCACGGGTTTGACAGAATCGACGTCGTACAGATTTACGATCACACCGTCGAACGGAGGTGGGTCCGGTCCGTCGACAACTTCCGTGTCAGCAAGTACTCTTCTAATTCCGCCAGCCGTTTCGGTATTGACACCTAGCAACCCAACTCGGACTACTATGAACCTTACGTGGTCACCGGTTTCTTATGCGACTTTGTATTCCATCACGTCGGACCCCCCATCATCTACTCCGACACAGACAACGGAGACCGCCGGTACATTTACGTTCATAGGTTTGACAGAATCGACATCGTACAGATTTACGATCACACCGTCGAATGTAAATGGCGCGGGACTGCCGACGACTTCTGCGTCGGCAAGTACTCTTCTAATTCCACCAGCCGTCACATCATTGACCACGAGTAATCCCACTCTGACTACGATGGACCTTACATGGTCATCGGTTTCTTATGCGACTTTGTATTCCATCACGTCGGACCCCCCATCATCTACTCCGACACAGACAACGGAGACCGCCGGTACATTTACGTTCATAGGTTTGACAACTTCTACATTGTACAGATTTACGATCACGCCGTCGAATGAAAATGGCGCGGGACAGTCGACGACTTCTGCGTCGGCAAGTACAGCGTTCGTCACATCGTTTAATGCTCCAGGAACTTGGACGTCTTCGTTTACCGGGAACATTAAAGTTCTGGTTGTTGGCGGTGGTGGCGGAGGCGGACTTGGTGGCGCGAGTGGAGGTTTTGCTGGAGGCGGAGGAGGAGGTGGCGGTGTTACATATAATGGATCAGTTCCTGTTATATCGGGAACTGCATATCCAATTACTGTAGGTTCTGGTGGTACCGCTGCAGCAAGGGGTAGACCGAGTTCATTTAGTACGATAATAACCGTAGGTGGCGGAGGCGGAGGGACACCAACGAATGTTACTCCTAACGCATTAGCACCTGGAGGTAGCCCAGGTGGTTCGGGCGGAGGAGGAGGTGGGAATAATCCAACTGGAGTAGGTGGAGTAGGTAGTTCGCCGGGTTTAGCCGGAGGTTCAAGTTTATTAGCGGGTGGCGGAGGTGGTGGAGGTGGAAAAACAAGTGGGCCATATAATACAAATGTAACTGTTGGGTCGCCACTTTACGGTACTGGAGGAAAAGGCGGTGACGGACTTCCTATAAATATCTCGGGAACTTTAATCTATTATGGGGCAGGTGGTGGTGGTGGTTCACCAAAGCTTAAAGGTATTGCACCTGGTGGTAGCAGCGGAGGAGGAGCCGGTGGATACGGACCAAATACTTCAGGCGTACCGGGGACGCCTGGTACCGGAAGCGGAGGAGGAGGCGGAGGCCTTGATCCTGTTTCGAGTCCGGCGGGGTCAGGTGGTTCCGGAATCATCATCGTCGCGTATCCTTAAGTTTTTTAAACTCACAGGGGTATGTAAATGAAAAGAATAGCTTTTTGGGGCGACGCAGGGTGGGCCGTGGGGCGTATAGGCCGTGCCGTTCAGAAATATTCAGGACACGTGGTCGATATTTGGGATTGGTCCGACCCGTCCCAAAATAACAAACTGTTTTCGCACGCATGGTACGAATACGACGTGATTATCGTTCCGACATGCCTGACGGACTACGACCCACATGTGACTCTGAGTCCCGATGTATATCGACGTCTGCTCGTCGTAGCGCACTGTCCTATTGTGAACCATCCATTCTTCAGAGAAACCGTGTGTGTCCGCCCGGGTGCATCGTATGCAGGCGTATCGGTCGAGGCATGTCGCGAAATGGAACGGCACGGGATGGGCCCGGCATGCTGGCTTCCGTTCGGTGCCGATCTAGACGATTTTCCTATTCGGCACGTCGTTTCCGATCAAATAAAACGCGTAGGCCTGATTGCAAATCCGGATGGACAGCGTGATTACGCGGACGTAAAAGGCTTGGACGAATTTCGTCTGATTTGCGACCGGCTAGGCATAAAGCCAATATATATTTACGGAAACACACCCGGTTCGTACATATATAACGACATTGATCTCCTTGTGTGTTGTTCGAGATTCGAGGCGGGTCCTTTGGGTATTTTTGAAGCCGGTGCGTCCGGTGTGCCGGTGCTCACCCGGCCGGTCGGAAATGCGCAGCGTATCAAGGGTATCAAGACATTCGACACGGTCGACGATGCTGTACGACAAATCCGGTTATGGAACAACCATCCGCGTTCATTAAAAGATTACGCGACCGATGTAACAAATGAAATTAGAGAAAATTGGTCAATGGAGAAACTTATTAAATCTAACAAGTTGTTTTCTTAAAAACGACAAGATTTTGAATAAACCATCCCATATGATACCCTTGGAGAATTTCAGCTTTGATGCCCCGTTCGAGTAATTCGTTCCGGACGAGACCACAGCGTTCAAACTTTTCGATCCAATATGCCGTCGGCTGACAATTGATATTGTGGCCCCCCTTTTGATTTGTATTTGCGGACGTCCATACGAGTGTTCCTCCGGGTGCAATTGTTTGCGCCGTGCACTGTACGAGTTCGTCGGCATATCGTTCGGCAGTTCTTGATCCCGATTCGAGTGACATGACGAGATCGGCCGTACACTTTGTAACAAACACCGATTCGTTTCGGATGAGACGATGCCGGGCACGTTCGTCAAGTTCAAGACCGGTCGATTCTACACCGACCGAATCCATCGCATGTATGTACATACCTGGTCCGCACCCAATATTCAGAAAATTTTTAGGTCCGATGTGTCGTTTGAGACACGGGGCGAGTCTGTCCGCAAAAGGTTGTTCTTCGCGTCGGACCGAATCATAATCTATTGATGTTAATTTTTTGTACAAGCGTTCAAAGTATCGTTCGTATTCTTTGACAATGACCGACGTGGAAAACCGAGACATGGCCCATTCGCGACACTTCTTAGGGTCGATCGTATGGATGTTCTTACCGGCCTCGATCATATCATCGAGTGTCCGGCACCTAAATCCAGTCTGACCATGAATATTAAATTCTGTCATAGCCCCCCAATCGGACGTAATGACAGGTGTGCCGGACAACATGGCTTCGACGTGAACTCCGCAAAATGGTTCGATAAATTTTGAAAAACACACAACCGCCCTTGCGCGCGCCATGAGTTTTTTTCGCTCCTCTACGCCTATGTATCCAACAAGTTCCACGTGACTGGGTACGGGCCAAAATCCTTCTTCGCGAAACCCAGCCTCGGCATTCTGGCCGGCGACTATGAGTCGGGCGCCTAACGCCTTTGTCATTTGGATGGCGCGCCCGAGACCTTTTGCTGTGCCGATCCGTCCGACAAACAGAAAGTAATTCTCTTTTTCGTTTTCGGCAACCGGTTCAAAATCTTTAGGTTCGTAATAATTTGGAATGATGGTATCGTTTTCAAATTCGTCGTCTTGTCCAAAACATTTACCTACTTTGGTTATACCGAGTTTTGCATGATATATCGCATATGATTCAAATACTCTATACCGGGCAAATGTCTCAGTGTATCCTATACCCGGTTCGACGACACACATATCCGGATGGGCATCACATATTTGTTTATGACCGAGCCCCCAGAATGCGAGTAAGAAATCTCCGTGCTGTTTTCTTTTCTGAATTTCGTGAATAGCTCTCTTGTTAAATGTTTGGTACACGTCGTCGCCTGTATCAAATTTGAACAATTTTGATTTATATTCATGGATCCCATAAATTGTATCAAATTCAGTTCGGGTTACGACCGTGACATGTTCTGTACAGAGAAGATTAGAATCCTCGTGCCCGTAGTGAATGATGGTGTGACCCCGGCGAGTCATCATTTCGCAAAATTTGAGTACCTTTTGTGTAAAAGCACACGCCACGTATTCGCTGTTGGTGACGGTGTGCTGAATACCGAGACAATGGAATCTCATATATTCAGACGGATGGTTTTTAGAAATAATATATAACGCAATATAAGTATGAATATAGGTAACGGAGAAGCTTCGTGCTATAGCACAATCAACGTAACCGTATATAATGGAGCCACGGGCGCCACAGGAGTCGTAGGTGCAACTGGAATACCAGGGACACCCGGTGGCGCAACTGGAGCAACCGGAACCGGAACCAACGGCGCTACGGGCGCGACAGGCATCAACGGAACCAACGGCGCTACGGGTGCAACCGGCATCAACGGAACCAACGGCGCTACGGGTGCAACCGGCATCAACGGAACCAACGGCGCTACGGGTGCAACCGGCATCAACGGAACCAACGGAACCAACGGCGCTACGGGCGCGACAGGCATCAACGGAACCAATGGAACCAACGGAATCAATGGCGCCACGGGTGCGACAGGTATCAACGGAACCAACGGAACCAACGGCGCTACGGGCGCGACAGGCATCAACGGAACCAATGGAACCAATGGAACCAACGGAACCAACGGAACCAACGGCGCTACGGGCGCGACAGGCATCAACGGAACCAATGGCGCTACGGGTGCGACAGGCATCAACGGAACCAACGGAATCAATGGCGCCACAGGTGCGACCGGTATCGACGGAACCAACGGCGCCACGGGTGCAACCGGTGTCACCGGTGCAACAGGTATACCAGGTACACCAGGTGGCGCAACGGGTGCAACCGGAACCAACGGAACCAACGGAATCAATGGCGCTACGGGTGCGACAGGCATCAACGGAACCAATGGCGCTACGGGTGCGACAGGCATCAACGGAACCAATGGCGCTACGGGTGCGACAGGCATCAACGGAACCAACGGAATCAATGGCGCCACAGGTGCGACCGGTATCGACGGAACCAACGGCGCCACGGGTGCAACCGGTG